TTTGTTGACGTCAACGAAATGGTTTTGTGGCCATGGCAGGATTCGAACCTGCAATAAACCCCGCCATTGGGGTGTGTGTGCCTTTCCACCACATAGCCTTGTAGTCAGGACAGGATTCGAACCTGTATTTGCAGGCCCTTTCGAGCCCGTGGTTACCATTACGCCACCTGACTATTTACACAAATATACACTACTTCTCCCCAATTTCCCCCTTCAGCTTCTCGACGTAGACCGCTGCATCCATCAACTCCTCCTGCAGGTGTTGCAGCCATTGCATCAGCGTCAGGTCATCGCGCTCCATCGTTGTGCCGTACTTGCGCTTGCCCTGTTCCGCTCTTGTCCTAAATTGGTCAATAACTGACTCGACTATCTTATCGCTCATGATTGTCTTTTAGCGCGTTCACAATTGCGCAAAATAAAGCGTCTTTTTTTTGCTGAAATTCAGGTAATTGCTCGAATGGGACGATACAAGGGTGCGTTTTTTTAACGGTATCCTTTACCTCCCCATACACCCACCCATCTGAAATCTTTTCCTGCATCCATGCGTTATGCTGTGCATCTTCTTTTGCGTCAGGGTTGTTTAATTTAAAGGCAACACCAGAAATGGCGCTGTCTCGCTGCCATTGTTCGGCATCATCCCAATGACTTTGACTAAAGTCCCCGTTTGCTTGGCACCATACTCTATTAGCCTCATGGCATGCCTTGGCGATATACTCTATTTTTTTATCCATTTTCAGTTATTTAGGCAAACAAAAATTGGTGCAGTTCCTCCACCGTGCGGCATACTTCATTGCCATCCTTGTCCCACATCTGTAAATCCTCACGCCTGCCGAAATCCTTCTCGTACATCCACCAACATAAAGTTTCGTACTGGTCTTCATTTAAGACGTGCTTCAACAAAATGCTGATGACTTCCTGTTTTGGCTCATCGAACTCGGATAAGTCGATGCCAAGTTTGTAGGCATCCATTTTACGCTTGTAATCCGTATCTATAAGGTTCAGCAGGTTTTGTAGTTCAGTTAGGGTCATTGCTGTGCGTGTTTAATTCGTGCCTGTGCTATTGCGACGTACTCGGCCTCGCGTTCAATGCCGATGAAGCTAAAGCCTTCGAGTGCCGCCGCTTTGCCTGTGCTTCCTGATCCCATAAACGGATCGAGGACGATTCCATCGGGTGGCGTTACGAGCCTGCACAGGTATCGCATCAGGTCGGTGGGTTTGACGGTGGGGTGAAAATTGGTTCGCATCGGGTGATTAGTAGGCTTCCCTTCTCTTGTTTCAATTCCCGACATCGCACCCGCCTTGCGTTGTTCCATCCCCTCGCACCCCTCATCCCTGTCGCGTTTGCTTGCCTTGGCGCAGTAGAAGAACCGCGCGGCGGAGCCTGAATCGCCATAGGTTTCGGATAGCGGGTGTTCTTCATCAAACTTGCCGTAAATGCCATTTGGAGAGCCGTTTGTTGTTCTGTTATTCCAAGGCCCCATTTTACCACTCTTGGTATCAGGAAACAACCCCACCACCTCCTCGCTTCCATCGTGGATGAAGTTGGCAGGCCAGCGGCCGAGTGCAGTTGTTGTGCCAATTTTCGGGTCGCTTACTTTATAGTTAGCCGTACCGCTCCAATTAGTTGTCCTTTCCTCCGTCCCCACCCTACACCCATCCACGTTAATCGCACCCGTGCCGTGTTGCAGTACGTTCTCCGCTACCGTGCCAATCAAGGGCTTCCGCGCCACCGTTATCGGCTCAAGTGCGGGTTTTAACGCAGTGCCCCAGCCTTCCCATTGCTTCGCTTCGGGGGTGGCGGGGTCAGAATATATATATTCGGTTGCAGTTGCCTGCCCATATCGCGCGTTATGTATATTTCCTGCATGGTGTTTTTTTGTCCCCACCACCTTTCGCTCCGCTCCTGCCGCCTTATCAATCGCCTTGCTCACATCCAGCGACTTCGGAAACCCCGACCCGTACACCCAAGCAATCATATCGCGTATCTCAAACCCAGCGTCCTCAATCCTTACCGCCATTCGGTGCTGTGTCCTCGTGCCAGCAAAAGCCAGCAGATGCCCGCCAGGCTTCAACACCCGAAGGCACTCCGCCCACACTTCAACGCTCGGAACATCGTAGTCCCACTTCTTGCCCATAAACGACAGGCCATACGGCGGATCAGTCACGACAGCATCAACGCTGCAATCAGGCATAGAACGCAAGACCTCAAGGCAATCGCCGTGTATCAGTTCAGTCATTGAATTTAATTTGTGCAAATCTAATTAATCAAAATGGAGATTCAGCCAGCGTGTTGAATAATTTACTCCCATCTCTGAAATAAAAGGTGTCTCTATTTAGGTTAGCTTGGAATGTAAGTGGCTCCTCAAAGCCAGTGGGCGCACCGCCAGTTTCCGTCTCCCGTATCTTACGAATATGCATCTCAACAAGTCTCCTCATAGATGGATCTGGATGCTGAATCCTCCTGTGCAACGTGATGAAATCATCAGCACGGTTGACAAACTTAGCGCCACCCTCAGTCTGCTCTGCGAAAGGAGGAACTGGCAAGCCATCCTTCCCCTTAACCCGCTGAGCCTCTGTAACAGCATGTACATTCAGCCAAACAGCAATGCTCTTTGAGTTGCTTAACGTCAACAGCTCACTAACAGCCTCGTAGTCATACTCATGAACACCAAGGCTAAACGCCTGCTTCATATCCCTCTTAAGCCCATTGTAGGGGTCAATAAAGACCCCATCAATGCCATCATTGGCAATCAACTTATGAGTGAATGTAATCAAGTCATAAATGCTATAAGTCTGGGCATTGTCAATGATGATGAAGTGCTTCCCAACCCAATCATAAGCCATCTTCATATCCGCAGTCGTCATCTTATCAATAGGCATACCCATAGCAAATGTCATCAGCCTCATCTTGATAGAGGCAGTCTTATTCTCTGATGAATACACAGCCCACTTCCACCCAAAGTTCATAGCAGCAGCCACTTGTAAGTATAGCGCAAATGTCGTCTTACCGATATTGCTATGCCCATTTATAATAGTGAAATTCCTCTTATACCTCCAATGGTCATCAATGGAGGGGATGCCAAGTTTAATACCCTGCTTGATAACACCACCAGCATACGCTGATATCCACTTAAAGTCCTCATCATTACTGCTGATGAACGACATATCCCCATCCAGGATACGCAACTCTCTACGCATCTTATCTTTCTCATCATGTATGCTCTTGATAGGCTGTGTCTTGCCCCTCGCAATGCCATCCCTTATAGTGTGCTGCGCCCCTGATATCGAGTCAATATCCCTCTTGCAAATCTCCCTCGATAAAACCCTGACCACCTCATCCTCCTCCATATTTCCAGAAGCTATATAGCCACCACAAAGTATAGATGCCCTCAACAAGACATTGTGCTTATCACCATCAGGGGCTTTCCTAATCATCTTGCAGGCTATGTTCAGCGTCTCATAATCTGTGTTTATGTTAGGCTGACTCACAAGAGCATCCTCCTTAGGCCTTTCGCTTATCAAGCCCCCATACACAGCAGACTCCTCATTGAGGATTATCTCAGGGTCGTAGCTTATAAAGCAAGCCCTGCTCACGTTGATGCTCGTGGGGTCTGCATCAATATTGTGAGCATCCTTGTAATACTTGCAGATAGCCTTATAATGCTCCCTATGTCTTTCCGGGTTGCTTATCTTCATCAACACCTTCAAGCCTGTGCCGGTGGGACTGACAAAGCAGGCTAATGTATATGGGTCGAAAGAAAGCTTGTTCTTGTATTCTACAACAGATACATTATCCAAGTCTATGCAGATAATGCCTGAGTGCTGAGTTAAAGCGGAGTCTTCACGCTTAGAGAATATCCCAGAGAACAATATGACTGGGAGCTTCCTCTTAATTGCATTCTTCTTATCCTTGTCTTTTTCATTCCTTAGGGATTCAATAATCGGTAAAGAACTTTTGTGGCCATCCATTATCAGCGTTACCGCTTGAGAAAGACTTATAGTATGTGGTTGTTCTGTTGACGAAAGTGTCTGGAAAATAGTTATTCGTCTCTGTAATATTGGGGTTTGGTTTGTCGTGGTCATCTTCTAAGGCTATTTTTAGTAAAATTAAATAACCAATCAAGTCTGTAATCGTATCTTCGGTTTGGTCTGTAATCCCTTTGTTCTTTATTCTATTTAGCTTGTCGTCTATACGGGCGCAGATGGCTTTGACTGGGGTTAGCGCACTAAAAACTCCTAGCGGGGAAAGTGCGCTGTTCCCGTAACTAGCATTTTTCATCAATAAGAGATCTTCGATTTCTTTAATCTTGGATGATATCCTCTGCTCTGGAGTCTGTTGGGTAGTACTCATCGTTTTGTATTTTTTGACAAATTTGAAAATCTTTAATCATATCAGTCATAATCCTGTGGATGCCCCTGGCGAAGTTGACTGTTGGCTTTTGCTCACCATGATAAATCCTTTCAACGAAAGCCCTAGTCATACCGATATTACCTGCTATTGCGTTACGCCTAACACCATAGTCATCAACCCAAATTCTGAATAGATGAAGTGCTACGTCTGGATGGAATGGGGGAGGGGAGTATTCGCCCCCCGGATATTGAGGCCTGCTCATTCATTAAACCTTTATCTAGTCTTTTATGAATGAACCATCCACCATCTTGCCTGTTCTGTCTTTGATTTCCTGGTAGGCATATCCAAGGGCAGACATAACATCATAGCCACGGATTTCAGCGAAGATGATTAGCGTAACCATGATATCTCCAACAGCGTCAATCTCCTCTTTGCGCTTTTTCTTGAGTATTGCTGACGCTAACTCACCGACTTCTTCGATTATTTTAATAAGCTGTTTGTCGCTATTCTCTTCTTTCACGAGTCCTTTGTCATCAGCCCAGTCTACTACATCGGAGATTAGTTTTTCGTACTTGCAGCGGTGGTCATTAATTTGACAGTCATCGAATCCTTGAGTGTGTTTTTCCATTGTATTAAATTGTTTTATTTTCGGGTTGCAAGATAGCAAGTAAATCATCATCAGTCATTCTCTTTATTTTATTGATGAACCTCCAATTTGGCAGGTATGGGTCAACAGCTTGTACTGAATGAATGACTGATGTGTGGTGCCTACCGAGGAGGTTGGCAATTGATTGCAGTGTCACTATGTTGCCGTGGTATGTTCTAAGCACATAGCAAAGAGCGTGCCTCCCCGTTGCGATATGAAGCATCCTCGATCCAGACATCATCTCTTTCTTTGTAGTACCTACAAGTCTACATATCTGATCTGAATAAAAGTCAGCAATTTTATTTATGAAGTAGTTGAACTGCAACTCTTCATCTATCGGCTTTGCTGTCATCCTTTTCTTGTATATTTTTCTTTGTGTCATCCGTTTAAAATTGTGTCTATTAGTTGAATCCTTTGCCCTATCCAGCGCATCACCGGAACAGCCATTGAGTTGCCACAAGCCTTGTACCTCGGCCCATCTGGGCATTGGTCAGCAGGTTTGTTGCGGTATGGTATTTTTGTCCACCCCCTCGGAAATCCTTGTAAAATTTCCGTTTCAAACGGAGTCAATCTTCGGATAGCACAGCTTCTTTGTGTTGGTTGACCTTTATTAGCATTGGATTGCCATACTTCTTGAACCTTTGATAATGCTTCTCGCAATAACCAAGGCCTTTCATCGGATTCCCACAAATCTTGCAAGAGCCTTTTTGACGATGACTTTTCATATGGCAACTGCGACAAATACGTTCTAAGTTCTGCAATGAGTTGTTTAGGTAATTCCCATCCTTGTGATGCACATCCTTCGCATCCTGCTTCCCGCAACGATTGCAACAACCACTCGGAATAATCTTCCTTGCGTGATAATGGGCTGTAGATGAACCTACTATCGGAGAATGACGCTGGTCGTATGCCAAGCCCATACAAATCCGATTGCAGTATTTGCGTTGATTGAAGTGAATTAAATACTCCAAATCCCCATTGGGCAAACGCTTTCTCTCCAATTTTTTCTCGCAATAGTGACAATGCTTTAATGGTGTTTCTTTCTTGTGCGCCGGCATAATTTAAACCTTTATTCACAAAGGTATGACTAAAAGCGTTACCCTCCAACACCGCTCCATAATGGTTTACATCAGAAGCCGAAGAACCAATGGTCTGCGATGTATTCTCGTTGACAGTTTGGTTGTAGGTGTCCACGGCAATCGGTTGGGCAATCTGCTGATCTTGCGCTGCGCTAATCGTAAAGGCTTGCTCTTCTTGACCAAGGTAGCCTTTGCCTCCACCTTCGCATCCACCACGAACTTTGAATGCTATCGGTTGGGCAATTGCGTGTGGGCCTTTTGCCACAAGCGATGACATTGTTTCTCCTGATTCAATTCTTGGCTCGTATTGTGCATTCTCGCCTTGATTGAAGGCAGCACGGTCTATGATGGTTGGAGCATAAACCATATTTCCTGTTTCGTTTGAACCGCTTGGGCCTCCATATCCTGTTTTCCATTTGCTTGTAACGGTCGGGCTTAAATTTCCTCCTGCACAACTGATTTCGCTTGCCTTTCCAACGCCTCCTTCAGCATCGGTGGTAACTTCTTCCCTCTTTTTTCTGCTCGGTTTAATATCCCTTTGCAGGCTTTCGGACTCAAATAATACCGCTGCGGCAGGTCGCCAGTCTCCAAGGTATCCGATAACAGCGTTTCTATGTTGGGCTTGTTTAAGGAAATCACCGACCTCGTAAATCCCTGCCATTTCGCTAAAAATGTCGCTATTTGTTTGTCTCGCATAATTTGTAAGTTCTTGTAATAGGGTCAAAGAAGATAATGTTGCGCTTAACGAGTTCGGGGACGAGTCGCTCAAACGAGCAATGAGCCGACTTATGCTCTCCCCTGCTTGAAAAAAGATAGAGATTTTGGATTGAATTGTTTCCCTTGTCAAAGTCAATGTGGTGTACAATTTCATCACTTCGTAGAGGTCTTCCAATGCTTTCCTCAACGACTCTTCGGTGAGTGTAGATTGGCCTTCCTGATTCAAACCCATCAATAGGTCTTCCAGAGTGAGTTCCTTTTGACTTTTTTCTCCAAGAGGCAAATCCCAATTTTTTTGCACGGGATGATGTTTCAGGAATACCTCTACCAAGAGTTCTTGCCAATTCTTGTAGTTGCAGTTTTCCGTAAGAATTCCGAATAACTTCATCCTCCTCATCACTCCATCTCTTGAGAGGCTTGCTTGATCCGATTTTATTGGCTCTCGCTCGTACAGACTCAACACCTCTATTAAGATGCCGTGCAATATCTCGGTGAGACATTGTGCTATAGTTAGAGCGGATGTAATCGTCCTCTCTTTCAGTATAGAATCTACGCTTTGTCCACATACAAAAACTCTTCTTCTTCTTTGTGCTACTCCGAAATATTGTGCATCAAGGATTTCAACATCACAAATATAGCCAATTTCTTCAAGACCGTCTAAAAATGATTGAAAATCTTTGCCTTGATTGCTACTTATGATGCCTGGTACATTCTCCCAAACAATCCATTTTGGCTTTTTTATGTCAATCAAAGACAAAAATGTTAAAGTCAAATTCCCCCTTGGGTCTTCCATCCCCTTCCTAAGACCAGCTACGGAAAAAGACTGACAAGGAGTCCCACCAACCAAAAGGTCTATGTGAGAATCCAAAAAGGTTTTGTTTGAAAAAAGTTTAGTCATATCCCCCAAATTTGGTACAGTGGGGTATCTGTACTTCAGAACTTCTGAAGGGAAGTGTTCTATTTCGCTGAACCACTGCGCCTCAAATCCGAGGGATTCCCAAGCCACCGAAGCTGCTTCGATGCCTGAACAAACGCTACCGAACTTCATCAGCTTACATTTGAATATCCGTTTCTTTTTTGAATCTCTTGTAGCACAACCTGAACCTTTTCTTTAATAGAATTGACAAGCTCACTATCATCAGAGTTTCGTTCAATAGCCCCTTCTAAATTGGCTAACTCCTGGTCTAATGATATAAGACTAATCCCAGATAGCCATTTCTTGTATGCGGATTTGCTTGAATTAGTCATCATCACCCACCTCCTCATCGTTTTTGCTGAAGATGCTAGATATAACCTCTTGATCGTATCCCGATGACATCAACAGCATTTCAAGTAGTGCCTGAATATCTCTGATGTTTAAATCCCAGGCATCTCGCGTGATACTGGATTTACTTAGCCCCATATGAGGCATATTGACTTCAATAGTCAACTTAGTGTAGTATTTTGATTTCTTTTCTGACATTGGTTTAAAGTTTAAATGATATATGAGAAACTTCGTGGAAGGGAAAGCTTTATTTAGAAGGGGAGGTCATCTGACCCAACAGATGCTTTCGCAGGTGTTGATGCAGGTTTAGACGTTACATTATCCCTCGGCTCAAGTAGTGTGGCATATGGTTTCCCTGATGCCTTACCGGTGCGGATGCGGATGCGAACCTTTGCGTTCTTATCTGCTTTTTGCATTGCACGATGCATCTCTTCAACAGATAGTGCTATCGTGTAGCCAACGTGCTGATTGTTGAATTCATCACTGAATACGCTTCCAATGAATTCCAATTGATTTTGATTTGTTTCCATAAAAAAAAGGGTTTAAAGAGTTTGATGATGTAAAAAAGAGTAGATATCCTTCCCTTCCACGAAGTATTCTACATAAGTCTGAATCGCTTTGTTCATCATATCAACACCAGAGAGATAGAACTCCTCGCTGATATTTACAATACCAAGGTCATAGCTACCCTTGTCGATAACGATGTAACGAAAGTCTGTGTGATGGACATTGAAGAGCTTGCAATATATTGCAGCTTGAGCATTGTAGCCGTACAAGAATGCCGACTTCCTGAATGATTTGATGTCACTTGTTGTTTTAATGTCGTAGACAACTCCATCGTGAGTGATGATGTCAGCCTTGCCACGAAAGGCAAGCCCCTCTATCAATCCAACTGTTGGGACCTCATGGCTTGACTGTTCGATAATCTGTTGTAGTATTGGGTTCTTGCGAACAGCCGTCACCATCTTGTCTATCTGCACAGATTCACCCTCTGTTATCAGTATCCTATCTGAGTTCATTTCAGCCTCTTTAAAGGCTTTTGTTGCTCTGCTTGATACATTTATCACCTCATACATTCCGTTGACTTTATGTGGCTCTAAAATCATTGTATGAGTAATCTTACCGATGCTAAGGGCTGGTGATTCCAGTGATGTTCCGTTCAGGTAGTAGTGGTATATCTTTGGGGAATCAGCGAGCATTTTCACTGCTGATGAGGAGAGCGAACTCTTCCCCATATATCCGTAGTAGAAGTCATCATCAATCATGCTTTCGATGAGTTCTTTTTTGCTGTGTATCGACCCATCTAACAGGATGATACTGTCATTAGATTGTTTTGTCATTGGTTTGGTTTGGTTTAGTAAATGTATTTGCCTACCCATTGGGTATGGCCTTTGGGGGTGGTTATACTAACTTGTCTTAGTGGTTTACGATATTCTTCTTCAAAGCATTTAATCTCACACTCAAAAGCATTCGGCATTTTGGGAAGGTTGAGTGATTGGATTGACTCTCCATAAAACTTATAAAACTTTACTGCATACTCACCTGAAGTTATTTTTCTATTTTCTTCTGAAAAAATGATAGCTTTGTGTATGGCAGTTTTAAGTTGTTCCTCTGTGTACTTGTACTTCTCTTTGGCTTTGTTGTAGCCTACAATAAATGATGAAACCTCATAATCAGTAACTCCAACTTTTTTATATGAACTTTTAAATTCCTCAGCCAACTTCTCAACCTCATCTTCAAGTGGTGGTAACAAGTCTACGCCTTGAAGAGCAGGCGAGTTGTTGAGTGGTAAGTGGGCTATAATTTTCTTACACTTTTTATAATTGAAAACTCTATCATGCTCAAAATTTTCTATACTTACTTTTTGTTCTACACTATCTGATTTATACACTTTTGTGACTATTCCTTCTTTGAAAAAGAAATAATTACCTTCTTTAATCTCTGAATCATCTACCACCAATAGGTAGCTGTCTGTTTTAATGATGCTGTGTGTCATAGTTTAACTGGGGTTATAAGTATAATCAATTTATTCAAACAAGCAAGTTCAGCTTCTTCGTAAGTGTCACAATGGTACACTAAAGAGGATTGAACAACTGGATTGTAATGTCCATCATCAAACTCAATAAAGTGCCTTAACCCGTGTTTTTCCCTGAACCACCTAAACGCTTGTTGGTAGAGGGGGGCAACAACTTCAAATTTATGCACATTTTTGAAATAGCTGTAATAGCCTTCCGATTCATACAACTCAACAGTAGCAGTGTAAAATGAAAAGCATTGCTCATCAAACCCAAGACCTTTGAGTGCAAGGGCTTGTTCATAAGGGATAAATTCGTTTTTCATAATTGGGTTGGGTTTATAATTGAATTAACTTTTTGGATGATAAGGTCGCCAATGTACTTTCGGCAAATGTCAGCTGTTTGCAATCGATTTTCGATAGCGGCAGCGGCATCGGCATCGTAATAGGCATCGGCAGCGGCAGCGGCATAGGCAGCATAGGCATAGGCAGCGGCATAGGCAGCGGCATAGGCAGCGGCATAGGCAGCATCTAACTCCTCGCGTGTTGCCCTGCCTTCGCCAAAAGCAATCGCGGTGTCAACTGCTTTAATGCTTCTATCGTCCTTCAATAAGTGCCTAACGGTGTTGGCGCAGTGCCCTTTTGCAAGGGTTAATGGTTGCAGTCCAATATCGCATTTGGATGCGAGCCACAACAACCAATCGCCGCGGTGGCAGGTAGCGACAACCTCTTCGACTGTTTTACTTTCTGCCCACTCAATTGCATCGGAGCAGGCGTTAATGGATTTTAGATATTCGGTAAATGTCATAATTGGGTTGGGATTAAGGTTGAATTTAGTTCTTGAAGTTTATCATAGATGATGATGAGGTCGCTTGCGCTGAGCCATCCATCCCCTTGCTTGGGGTCGAAATAATACTCTCCGTTATCGGATTGGATGAACATCCCTATAAACTTCCCCATAAAATTAGCCTCGAGTACATAGGGGTTTTCAGTTGGAGTGCAGGTAATCATAGTTTTATAAGTTCAATAAGTTTATTAAGACAGGCAGATTCTGCTTCTTCGTAGGTATGAAAGTATGCCGCATACTGAGTGCTAGTATGTTCACCTGATAATACCCAACAAAATGTAGATTTATTACCTAACTCCATTGTTATCCAAGAGTACAATCCATACTTCTCTCTAAAAAATCTGAATGCCTGTTGTTTAAGTGGTGCTATAACAGTATGCCCCCCTCGTGCATGATGAACTTTGCAATCACAGACTGTAAATTCTTTAGTCGCATGGTAGTAAGCCCCTAAGTAAGGTTCATCAAAACCGAGTTCTTTAAGAATCAAGGCTTGTTCGTATGTTACAAACTCTTGTGTCATGGGTAGTGGATATTAGGCTCTCTCTTATCGTACTCGTAGGCTAAGACATCATGGATGAAGTCATCTTCGTCTATGTAGTTTTCGATAGCCTCTAAGACTTCTTCAGTCATATCGTGGGTGAATACCTTACCATTCTCGCAGGTTGAGTAAACATCCCCATCTATATGCACTTCCATACCCTCAACAGTGTCATTGGTTAAGTCTACATCGGTATCGTCATACTCAATTTCGACATAGAATATTATCATCTCATCCTCGTATTTCATTGACCTTGATGAATCTATAGTTGTTTTCATAGTTCAGTTATTTAACTCCATCGATTTCGATGGATTTAGGTTTAAACTCTTGCAATAGTGATACGATTGAGTCAAAGCGGAGGTCAATAAATCTGTTGATGAAAGAGTTCACATCCTCTCCATACAACTTTGCATCCCAGGTTATAGCAGCAACAGCAATATCTTCAATGCTATCCCCCTGCACCCAATGGGCGGTAAGCTCCACATCTGTAGAGCCTACCGTAATTTCTATCTGGGTGGTGTTCATTTCACCAAAGCATTTAAATTGATCAACTGAATCCGATTGAACTCATACTTAGCAGTAATCTTATCCAGGTTCTCCTTGGTCGGATTAGCCTTCAAAAACTCAAATGCCTTCTGATAAGTAGGATCAGCAACAGTAGGCGATTGAACTGAACTCTGACGCTCCTGCTTAGCAATAGCCATAGACACCTCATTAGCTGAAGCAATAGATGTCTCAATGCCAATGCCAAGATTTGCCAAGCACCTGCCCCAAGCACTCGTCTCACAGTTCTCTACATAAGATGTCTTGTTGATATTACTCGAAGTCCTATCCTCCTGAGCAAGCCCAACAGAAATGACCCTGCCATCCTTATCCTTGACAATAGCACGGATTACGCATGACTGATCATCTAAATGCACAACCTCTGACTCCAATGACCACCCCGAATAAATAGGGTTGTTCCGGAAATAAAGGATGCGCTGATTAACCTCTACATACTCCTTACCCTTGATGTTCGTGGTCTTGAAGTTGTGGATGAATGACTGCTGCGGTGTCTGTGCAACAGGTTCCGACTCAACACTCTTAGGTGTAGTAGCCAATGGTGATTTTGTTGATGCCATAATTAATTTTGGTTTAAATGGTTAAATTGATTTTGCAAATATACTAATGTTTTGTGAATAAATGTCATTTACTTGTGAATTATTTTTGACTTAAATTATACCGTTTTCTCAGGTAGTCGCATCCTCTGATTACTTTATTGATATCCCAGAAGAACGATGGGGTGAGCTTTGGTTTGTCTTCATCTGGTATCTGTGCGTGAAGGCTTGCGTATATGTCAAGCAGCTCCATCTTCCCGATAAGGGATGGTAGTTTCTCAACCATCTTGCGTTCAAGGGCGAGGTATCTCTCTATTGTCTCATGGAATCCGAGTAGGCGGAAAACCCTCACTATAGATGACTCTACGCTATCTCCATGGCATTTAGCCATCACCCTCCCAGACTCCTCTACAACAGATGCAACAAACAGGTCATTCTCTTTGGCCACTATCACTTGGCAGTTGCGGAACATAGGTTCGGCATAGAATGTTTCGAGGAGTTGGTCAGCGTTCATCCCCAATTGAAGTTAATCTGTTGTAGATGGATTCAGTAAGTATATCGTCAAGATTACTGTGCAGAATAGACATACAAGACCTCTCTATGTTTTCCACAATTTCATCATAGGTATCATCTTCTGACCTATCAAAGGCATTCTTATGGTTTGCTATTGTGGTGGCTATTGATGAGCAGCACAGTTCAGCGTGTTTGCTGAGGGCGAAGTATATAGGGATGCATAGATGGCCTCCGGGGCTTATGTATCCGGTAGACTTGGGGAATCTGTTAAAGACCCTATGAGCAGCCTTTTCTATCTGATTCTCGTCGGCAGAGCCATTGCAGTAGGCATCGGCTACATCAAGGGATTCGTTGATGATGAGCATATCCTCATTCTTCAGCACCCATCCCTGGTACCCATTTTTGTTTTTTATGATGGACATCATGTACTTGACGCAATCAACTTTGGCCTTGGTGATCACCCTTACATCGACATCGAGTTTATAGGCCAGCCAAAGTAGCCAATCCCCACTCCTGACATTTGCCAACAGCTCATCTGTTGTCTCACAACTTGATGCGTACCTCAGCCCTGCTTTGCAGGGGCGCATTGATTTAATTACTTGATACAGTGTGTTCATGATACTTTGTTTAAATGATTGATTTTAGAGAGTTTAAGACATTTTCGGCATTGGGTATACTTCTTGTACATTGGATCTGCGCTCGTCAAACTCGTTGTTTAAAATAGCCATACTAGCGGCATATCGGAGGGCTTCTCGTATTGTTCCGTATCGCAACCTACATTTGTTGATGATTTCGGTTTCACATAAGACTGTTGTCATTTTCATTTCATCTTTGTGGGCGTGGATTTTGTTTGGGTTGTTCATTGGCTTATATGGTTAAGTAGTGAATTGAAATTCTGGTTTACTCTTGTTGATTCTTTCTGCGTCAGATAGCGATCATAGATGTACAATCGTATTGCTTTTATTTTCTTCTGAGCAATCAGCCTCAGGGTGTCATTGTCAATATCGGCAAAGGCACTCGCTACAAACATGCTGAATGATGAATTGTAATCGAAGTCTACTTCTACCTCGCTTAAGTCTAACTTGCTACCATCTTCAAAGATGATGTAAATGCCTTTTGCATTACTTGCAAGTGTATGACAAAATACCCTAGCGGAAATGTAGGCATCGCCTTCACTAGAGTCCTCTTTTATTATGTATCCGACAACTGGCTCTGGATATGCGATTCCAAACCCTTTGTGATGAAGCGGGGTTCGATAAGTTGTCTGATTCTTGAACTCATCGTACTGTATGGTTACTTGCGCTCTGCTGGTTAGTGTAGCGAATAGCATTGATGATATTAGAAATACTTTTTTCATTGTGGTTTAGGAGTTTAGGTGTTTAGCGTTGAGGTATCTTCCGTACAATGCCCAGTTGAATGTTAGAGGGCGGATTGTCTCGGAGTGATCGGGGATGGTGGTCTTCTTCAGTTGTTCTCTGATGAATTCCTTCCAATTGGGTTGATGTTGATCTGTTTTTGTTTTCATAATGAGTTTAATTTGATTAGGATTGACAATATTGAAATGAAAATTATACCAGGGATGATAGAGCCTGGAGACTTTGCTCCATCTAGCAGAATCCAAAGTATTATCGTGATGCAGATATGAGCATCGTAGTTTCTTCTGAGCTTATTCCTGATGTTCATCAAATAACAGCTTTATGAATGACTTCCGATAGCGTGAATCAGACTTGAAATTGTTATCAACTGCATACTGTTTGACCTTTGGTAGGTTCAAGATAACATCTATATCTTGATACTGCAAGTTTTTTAAGTTGAAAATTGAATCAAGGTTGGTGATGACCCTGCCAACCACTCTCGGCTGAACTGAGGACAAAGCCTCAAGTTCAGTCAAGATGATTTTGTTTGACCTCTCTAATAGTGTCTTCATTTGAATAAAGATGAGAAGCTATGGAAGTCTTGATTTAGATCAAGGGACCTCACAATGAAATGCGCATCCCCGAATGGCACCTCTATAAAAAACTTGTATCGCTTGAGGATGTTCTCGGCATACTCTCGTCTATCTAAGTTCTCAATAGATTCTATCATCAGCATAGCATCAGGGGTGAGTCGCTCCCATAGTGTAGGGAACTTCAGATTTGAAATCTGTTCTTTTAACTCTTGTGTGAATTTACTCATAGTTTATTGGGGTTTAGATGTTATAGTTGTTGTTTTGATTTGTTTGCGAGACCTATTAGCCTTTGCTGAAACTTCTGACTTTTTTGAACAAGGTCTGATAAGGAGTCCTGGTCATACTCCCAGACTAATTTGACAGGCTCATAAAATACCACTTCTTCGCCTCCTACCTCAACTTTATTCCTAACCTTGTTAAATGACATCCTAACACAAACATCTATGAATTCATACCCATTTGCGTGATTGTAGGTTTCCGATTTATTTGACAACGGGGCATTTGGATTGTATATGGTTACTTGTGCGCGACAACAGTCTGGATTGAATTTAATATTACTATGAATGAACTCATCAGCGTATTCAAACACATCGGAAACCATTTTTCTATACACCCCATTAAAATAATATCCATCAATGGAGGTTAGCCTACTGCCAAATTCATTGTTAAATTTATCCATATCTTCGTAAAATTGAGCCTCTAATTGGTTTAATACATAGCGACTCTTCACTCTATATGACTCAATCATATTCTGTTTTTTGTCGTTGGCATCATCTATTGACTTTAATGTAAACACCTCCTTTGAGTTGTCTTTAGTGTTGTTGATTTTCGTGAATTCACTCACAAAGAATTCAAGTATCAACTTCTGGTGATTAGTTAAGTTTAACATAGTTTATTTGGGTTTAAAGGTTTAGCAGAAGTATGAGATTAATGCATCCCATTCAGGATGTTGTTCAGCCCAAAGCCGGTATAGGTCATCATTGGAATATTCCTTACTCAGTCGCGCAGGAACATTTGAGATGGTAACGTTGTACCTTTGGTTTGGATAGTTGCCAGTTCGGTAGATTGTGGCGTTCACAATGTCGCACTGATCTGTTGGTAATGAAATTGGGGTTTGTTCTACGATTGTCATTGGTTTGGGGTTTATAGGGTTGAATAAGATGGGGTTAAAAAGTAGGGGTAGATATCATCAGCCATGAAGGTTTTGGCATCAGCATCCATAGCATCATAATGCAGGTAGTCCTCGCAGAAGTCAAAGAATCTCTTTTGTTGGTCATCATTTAGTTTGCTGAATTCAGCGATAGCAAACTTATGATTGCCATTCTCTTTTGCCAGGAGAATCGACTCAAATAAATCATAGTAATCAGTCATTTTATTGGGGTTTAGAGGGTTGAGAAAAAGATGTTACGGATAATTAGAGCAATGATCATCAATGTTAAAATGTTGAGGATCACCCGACTGTATTGGTCTATGATTTCGGGGGCGTTGGCATAAATGTAGTCCAACAGTTCATTAAATTTATTTTTCATATTGATGGGGGTTGAAGTTGTTTTAGTTATGGTTGTTTTATTCACTATCATAAAGTAGAGCCAGGGACAAGCCCTGGCCCTACTGTTGCAGATTGTTTATGGGTTAAATACGGGGCAAATAAGCAATTCGCCAGTGCAAACTGAATCTTTAAGCACAAATACACTGGTACACTTTTTGCTATCCTGAATCCTGAAGTGAAGGTTAATATCCTTTTCGTTGAAAGCAGAAGACAGGTTATGCAGGTGCCCAGCTCCATAAATTATTCCAGCCGATTTTTCTTCGTTTTTGGCCTGGAAGACATCATCATATTTAATGTTGTTTTCAATGAATCCCTTTGAAGTATATTGACTACTTTTTACATTTACTAAAACGGTCTCCTTCATATTAAATTTTGCATCGTAAATTTGAAAGTAGAAGTTTTCATCGAAATGTACCAACTTCAAATAACTTGCTTTAATTAGTTTCTTCCATGAATCCGGCGAAATACACAGTCTAATATCCGTTAGATCGAATTCAGTTTCAAAGGTTTGGACCAACAGGGCAATATCAAAGTAATTTTGCAGGTCAATTTTGGCCAAAATATGCGCGTTAGTCGCATAAGCGTACATAGTTTTTATGCTCCTCCCTTCAGATTCAATCATTTCGGGTTTGGCTAATTCTTGTTCAATAGCTTTACCATACTGAATGTAAATTGAACTGTATTGCTCCCGAAACGGATCTTTTCCGCAAAACAAATGAATACCTGGAAGGGCTTGTGACTGTGTGTAAACTGAAATTAAGTTTTTCATAATAAAAAGGGTTTAAAAAAGGGTTTAAAGATTAAATTAGGCCGCTATCGGCAAAGGAGAAATGATCGTCTTCTGTTAATATCAAATGATCCAGGAGGGAAACATCAAATATTTCCAGGGCTTGTTTTATCTTTTTTGTAATTTGTTTGTCTTGTTCGGAGGGCTGCAAATTACCTGAAGGATGATTATGTACAATAATAACGGCCGACCCCAAACAGTCCACAACGTGCTTGCAAATTATACGAACATCTACAAAAGTTCCGGATACTCCGCCCTGAGATATTTTAGCCCAATGTTTTAATTTGTGGGATCGGCTGAGGATCATAACATAAAACGACTCTACTACGTCTATATCATCGTCGTACATTTTTCGGGCTAAATCCGCGCTCATTGTACTATTTTTAATTTGTTGGGACTCAATTTTAATACCTGAGTCGCAAACTACTGAGATAATCTTTTTTTGTTTTGAATACATGATAAAAGGGTTTAAAGGGTTAAAAGGTTGTTATTGTTTTTTGTTGGTTGTGGTTGTTTCATTCACTATCATAATAAGATAGGAGCCAGAGACAAGCCCTGGCCCCTAACTGTTTACGCGGGTACCCGTTCAAATTTACCCGTGTTCAAATTCTGTTGGTAGTGGGTCACCTTAAAAGGGCTGTAATTTTCCGGCACTCTTTTTAATAGACTTTGATATAAATCTATATTTGGGCTACAGTCCCTAAGCGGGTTTTGATTAGATCCGCTGAGACCCTCCTTTACTCTTTTTATAACAGTTTCAAAGATCGGGAGGACTTCCGAAAGTTCAATATTGTTGGAGGGGTTTAAACCGCTATATTCGTAGGCTGCGCGAATAGCTACTTTTGAATACATTAAAACTGTGCGCAAAATATAGTCTTGCTGCTCCTGGCTCCACAGGTGCCAACAGTCGGCTATATTCTTATAAACACCTGGCAACTCTTCAATTTTGCGGTTTAAATCAAAGTTAGTAAACTTAAAGTGCCCGTTTTCGTTTATAATCGGTAGGGCTATTTCATAATATGTTGATTTTTTAGGAGCGCATAGGCGCCCTGTTTTCGGATCCCTCAACTGGCAAACAAACCGAAAGCCTTTTTTAGGGTTGAATTCTAAAAACGCGGTTCCGGTTGTGCGGTGCCTACCGAAAGGATAGTCTTTGATATCTTCGACGTGGGAGGAGGGGAGAAATTGAAAGTTTTTCATAAGGTTAAAAAGTTAAAAGGTTAAAAGGGTTGAAAGGGTTTAAATAGAGTAAATAAATTGTTTAAAAAGTGCCACGGCCTCAGTTTTACTGTATCCCGTGTAAATCCGTTTTACAAGCTGATTAAATAGAATACAGCTAATTAGATACGATCCGGATCCTTCGACCTGGCAAACATTCAAAGCCCTCAGGGCCTCTTCTTTTTGGAGATAGTTTTTCATAGGGTTAAAAAGGTTTAAAAAGGTTTAGTTGTTTATTTCACTTTGCAAATATGAGCATAGTTTTTCAGACCAAAAAATATATTTTCATCTTTTCCCCTGTATTTCCTCAAAAATGGTCATTGCAATACATAGGCGCACTTTTGAGCCTAAAAATATTTTTTCTTTTGTTATTGGTGTCTTTTGTAACTGTCTACAATTCAGTTAGTTATACATTGCAGTTTGGTTTCCTCGCGCGCGCGTGTGTGGTGTGGGTGTGCGTGGGTTTCTTTGTTGATGATTTTTTTTGGGGGGGGGCTGTTGGCTACCTGTTACCCTCTTCCCGGCTACCTTGCTACCTATCCTGTTACCCCCTTCCCTGGCATCTATTTTACCCCTACGGGATCCCTTTGCCTGATCCATAACCCGCCACTGATACCCCTCATCAAGCCGCCAAAAACGCCGGAAATTTTGGGCCGGTTGAGTGCTATTTGGGGGGGTCGGGTTTGCGAATCCGTTTCGGTTGTGATGCGGGGGCGGTTCATTACTGTATCAATCCCCTCCCTATACATTACTCAGCAGTTTATTCCCCAGCCTATACATTACTCAGCAATTTATCCCTTAACTCATCGGTTTATCTGTTGTCGAACTTGCGTTTTGTTATAACAACAGTTGATATTATTGGTGGTGTATATCTGTTGTTTGGTTGTGCTTGTGTGGTGTTAATCTTCTGATCAGCATTTTTCAATTGGTATTAACTGAAAACGCCCTTAGAGATTTACGCAGTGAATCGTTAGCATTTTTCAATTGGTATTAACTGAAAACGCGCCTGTAGATTTACGCAGTGAATCGCTAGTGTTTATTTTGTCAATCTCCTGAAAACGCGCTTATAGATTTGCTTAGTAAATCGTCAGCGTTTTTTAATTGGTATTAACTGAAAACGCGCCCCCTCAAAAGGGGCGCAAGGGATTAACTTGCGGTGTTCAGTGGTGTTATAGTCAAGTATTAGGTTGACTTTAGCGGAGTAAAAGTAAGCTTATAGCTTTACTTTAGTTGGGATATCTCTCACTTGCATACAAATAACAGATAAAAAAAAGTGGCATAGGACTGCGTAGCAGTCATTTGTCAATCAATTTTGCTTGTTCGAATTTTGCAATACTTCTGCCTTCATACGAAGTAACTTGCTAAGAGCCCCTGTTTGAAGCATCTCCGCTTTGAGGCTTCGATGCTTACTGGTTGAGTCTGTTGGTAGTAGTTAGGTCTGTCTGATTGCTACTGTTGTTCAGTAGGGTTAGCACTTGTTGTCGCATCCAGTCGTTCACTTGATTTCTCCTGGATGCCCTACTGCCCTCCTGAGATGGTTGCCCTTGCATTGTCAATCTACTGACGAGACCCGGAGGGCGAGCTAACAACAAGGACATTGGGGCAATCATCCCGACTGCTTTTGCAAGTTGCTTGGCAAAGTTACGAGAAAAAAATTTCAATGTCAATACCCTTAAAAGCATACTAACGATGTTCGTGAACATCAGTGAATTTTGTGGGGTTATTAAACATAGGGGGTAATATGAATTATGATCAGGTTTATGGGGTGGTGAGGCATTTGATATCTGCACTTGGGGGGTTTGCTGTTTATAAGGGGGTTGTAACTGAGGATGAGGCTGCATCTGTTGTGGGGTGTTCTTTGACTTTGTTTGCAGCTATATGGTCTGTATTAACTAAACAAAAAGATAAATAATGAAGGCTAAAAAGAAAATGTATCCAGGGGGAGGGATGTTGCGGAATGAGTATGCACAAGGGGGGGCTGTTTATGGCTATGGGATGAGTAGAGGTCAGGGAGCAGCCGCCCTTGCATCAAGACCATCCGTTAAGCCATCTCAACCTTCTATGCCTGCAAGGGCAACAGCAAGACCATCTATGGCAACAGCTACAACACCCCCATCAAGGGTGGTATCTGTTATACCTGCTATAATGGCTAAAAGGGCAGTAACTACAACAGCTACTCCTACAACAGCTACTCCTACAACAGCTAAAACTACTGGGTCTTCGGGGTCGTTTAGCAAGGCATTTGCTGATGCAAGGGCTAAGGGGCTTAAAGAGTTTACTTGGAATGGGAAGAAGTACACTACACAGATAAAAGGTGGGGCTGCGGCAAAGCCACAGGCTACTCGAAATGCAGAGCCTGTTAGCAAGATGCCAATGAAGGCTGTCGCTAGTGTAACAAAGCCGTACTTTGAATCCCCAACAGGGGTTATGCAACCTGCATCTGTAAAGACAACAGAAATGCGTGGGGCAGCAGTACAGAAGATGCCAATGAAACCTGCTACATCTGTTCAGGCTTCAACAGATAAAGGGAATCAGTATTTCAAGCCTGGGACTATGGCTGAATACTTAGAAGAGCGTAGACGTAAAATGCAAAGTAACTTAATAGCAAAACGATGAAACCAAAAAGAAATTACATGATGGGTGGCGGGATGATGAAGAAGTATGAAGGCGGTGGTTACATGGAGGGTGGATCAGCAGGTAGAGAGATATCTGTTATGGCTCCAACTATCGAGGAGGCTTACAAACAGATGATGGCTGCCGTTGGGAAGTCTTCAGAGAAGCCACATCACTTTAAGATTAAGGCTTGCTACTATGAAGGCGAGGAGGACTAAAAGCCGTAGCGCACAGTTCTACGACACCCACCCAGAATCCAAGAAGAAGAAGATTGAGTATGACAAGAAATACCACTCTTCCGAAGAACGTAAGAAATACAGGGCTTTCCTGAACAAAAAGAACAGAGAGGCAGGGACTTACGGGAATGGGGATGGGAAGGATTACGATCACGATGAAAAAAGAATGATTTCGCATATTAGAAACAGATCTAAAAAATAACAGACTATGCCAGCACCTCCAGATAAACAAATGCTTGGTGGGGATGGGGTTATGAGATTCATAGACTCCACATCAGCAATACCAGCAGCTTCAGGATATCTCTTTGACTATGTAGTTGTCAACTCCCCTGCCGTTATATCATCACTTGTTGATGAGAATAACTTAGATCTTGTTGGGTCAGGGGTTGGACTGTATAACATATCGGGGAAGACACTTCAATCGGGGACTATATTGATTGGCAAGAATGGGGCTAGGATTAGAGGGGTGACAGTCACCGGTGGATCTGTTATAGGGTATCAGTCAAGAGATAGGGGTAACTTATTCCTTTGATAAGAAATGGCTATAGGCAACCCAAATGGAATCCCATTTTGTTGGGAACCGCCGGTAAAGACAGCATCTGACATAGAGTCATCTCCGAATCTGCGGATATCTGCCGATGGCGGTGTTAGCGAGTTCTCAAATGGGTGTCTTGATGGTAGGGTTTTTAGTCTTGTTCAGGCATCTCCAGTTGGTGTTCTCCCGTCATTACTTGTTGTTCCGCAGTCTTATAAATCTGGTAAGCTTTACGCACAGCTCCCTAATGCCAGGGTTAACCACATCCCGAATAATTCTATGTTTGGGGCTAGTGGAGGTGTCATCCCTTCGGGGTGGACATTTTCTATTGGTGCTGCCTCTGGCGTTTCTCTTGGGTATTCTGCAAGTGGGCAAGTAACAGCAGAGGATGGCACTCTTGTTGATTACATTGACTTCACTTTTAGTGGGACTGCAACAGCAAGTGGATTCCTGAATTTAAGACCTAATGCATCACCAAGTACAATATCAAGTGTAAGTGGGCAGTCTTGGAATGCATCTGTTTACTTTCAGTTGATTAGTGGGTCTGTTGCGTCTATCTCCCCAACATATCAGCTTCAAGAGACTACATCAGGTGGAACTTTTATTGATGGCAGCAATATAACTGGGTTAGGCTCATTGACTACATCCTTACCACTGCGTCGATATAATGTAACGAGAGATTTGAATACATCTGGCACTGTTGTCACTTGCCGCTGGGGGCATAGCATTGTCAGTGGTACATCGTACAACTACATACTTCGTATTGCCTCTCCGCAACTTGAGAATCTCTCATCCCCTACATCTGTTATAAGGACAGTTTCAGGGGCTGTATATGCCCCTTATAGTGGGGAGAATGTGAGGACTAATCTGGCGTTGCAGAGTGAGGATTTTACAACGACTTGGTCGCCAACAAACATAACGGTAACGACTGGCTCGACTACTGCATTTACCGCTCCTGATGGCACAACAAATGCCGATTTATTAACGTCAACTGCAAGCGGCAGCGCAAGGATTATTCAGCCATTTTCATTTGTATCAGGAACTACTTACACATATTCAGCTTTTGCGAAAGCAGGCAGTGGTTTCTTTGGATTAACGATGGAGAACGGAGGTGTTGCGAGTGGCGTGGCAGTCATCTGGAATTTGAACACTGGCGCATTTGCGGTTAGCGGAGTCGTTGGCAGCGGATATACACTGCAATCGCAGGGCATTGAAAACTACGGAAATGGATGGTATCGTTGCAGAATGACTGTTCTTATGAGCGTTTCGGTTGCTGGGAATATCCGTGCAAACACAAGCAACGGAACAATGATAACTACGGTTATTCAAAGCGACAACGGAAATAGCGTGTACGTTTGGGGCGCACAGCTCGAAACAGGTTCATCAGCAACTCCGTACATTAGAACCACAACAGCCCCTAATAGTTTCCCTATAGCAAGTATCGCTGACTTCACCGTCAGCCGCAACACAACGGCGACGCGCGTAAATAGCAGCGGTTTGATTGAGAGCGTCGCATCGGGAGTGCCGCGCATCGATTGGCTGGGGCAGTCGTGTCCCGCCTTGTTGGTGGAGGCGAGTGGGCAGAATAGCATCTTGCAATCTACTGATTCTGCTTCTGGGTGGATATTAAACCAAGGAATGACAAGGGCTACTATTGATGTCATTGGTTTGAGTGGCGTAAACCTAACCGTTGGTGTAACAGGGTCTGTTGGAAGTGCTGGAAGCCGATATACAAGTCCAACGCTTTCTCCCGCATTAAACCTTGTTTCTGGAAGCACATATACAGTTTCGTTTTTCGTTAAAAAAACGACTGCACACACAATTTTTGGTTACTATTTTACTTTTAGTGGAGCAGCAGCGGGTGACATTGGTGGGGGATTTGATGTAAGTGGCTCGTTTAATACCGGATCATTATACAATTCCGCAGGAACAACAAACAGAATCCGAAGAGTTGAACAATGGGGAACGGATGTTTACCGATGTTCCGAAACCTTTACAATGACGGCAAGTGGGACTGTTAGCAATATTAACGTAGGCGTTTTAGCGGCAGTCAATTCAACAAATGTCGCAGCAACAGGGACAACGATGGGCTTTGCTGCACCGCAGATAGAACTCGGTGCATTTCCCACAAGTTTCATCCCCACAACATCAGGAACAGGCAGCCGTGCCGCAGATGTCATCAGCGCATCGGGTGCGCTCGTGAGTGGCTTGATAGGCCAAACGGAGGGGACGGTGTACATTGAGTATAACATGCAGACACTGGGGGTTGAGGGTTATGCAATACGTTTAGTTGCCGCAAGTTTTGACAACAGCGTTCATATACGCAGAAGTACCGCCAATTTAGTGACCTTGGAGTTGCGAGCATTAGGTTCAAGCGTGTTTTCGCAAACACTTGCCGCAACTGGTTTTGTAAAAGCGGCTATCGCTTACAAATCAGGTGATATAGCGGCATTTGTTAATGGAACACAAGCTGGCTCCACAAGCACGTCTGCCTTTACTTTTAGTGCATCATTTACATCGGTAAACTTGGGAACATTTGGGGCTGCCGCATTTCTCAACGACCGTATCCGCGCCGCCGCACTATACACCACGCGGCTATCTAACGCACAACTTGCCGAATTAACCCGACTATAAATGGCTACCTTCCGCAAATACGCCTTCCCCAACGAAGCGACATTCACCGCGCTACCAGTGCCGCAAGGCTTCGCAGTGCCGCTCGGCATCATCGAGGGCGCTTATTGCGTCGACATCCTTTGGGATGGAGAGCCACATAGCGACTACCTGCCCTTCGAGTGCTGGCCTCCGCCAATAGGCGTGCATAGCTTCCTCGGATGGGATGAGCAGTACACGACCGACTACAACGCAAACAAATGATAGACTTCCTCAAAAGCATAGGCATCAATATCGGCCTGACAATCGCCGGATTCTTCGGCGCACTCCTGCTCGCACCCAAGATGAAAAACTGGAAGATGCAGCTGATTGCAGTCCTTTCCGGCACGCTATCCGCTACCTACATTGCGCCTGTAATCATCGGCATCCTCAATATCCAAGCGCCGAACATCGAGTACGGCCTCGCCTTCATCGTCGGATTTTCGGGTGTCAAGATTACAGAAGTATTAGAACATCGTATATTGCGGCTTCTAAAGTCGACACCACCAAACAACTAACATGAAGATAACCCGACGCGCAGCCAACGTCCACACGATTGACTGCGAGGGGAAGGAGGCGGAGTTTCTGCTCATCAGCGACCTGCACTGGGACAATCCGAAGTGCGATCGCGATCTACTAAAAAGCCACCTCGACGAAGCCGTGCGCCGCAACGCCAAGGTCATCATGAACGGCGACACCTTCTGCCTGATGCAAGGCAGAGGCGATCCACGCAGGGGAAAGGATGAAATAAGGCCTGAACACAACAAGGGCAACTACCTGCAAGCCGTAGTGAACGACGCTGTACAATGGTTCAAACCGTATGCCAAGCACATCGCTCTAATTGGCTACGGCAACCACGAAACGAGCGTCATCCGTAATGTCGAGTTCGACGCCTTGCAGATGTTCGTCACGCTGCTAAACCACGATTGCAAGACTGACGTTCAGCTTGGCGGCTACGGCGGCGCGATCCTGTTCGGATTCACGCACAGTGCTAAAGTAAACCACCGGACACGCTTTGCGATGCACTACTACCACGGTTCAGGCGGAGGCGGCCCAGTGACCAAAGGCGTCATCCAAGACCAGCGAATCATGG